TACCAGAATTATCAGCAGTGTTACAAGCACCATCTGGTGGTACTTCTACAGGTGTGTTAGCAGTTGGTGAAACTATGTATATTTCATACGCATTAGAAAACAATTACAATAGTGGTTTAACTACTTCACTATCATGTCAAAAATATATAAAAATCACAAACAACACATCGACAGCAAAAGATGTTGCGTTTAGAATAAATGGGACTGATTTATTAACTTATATGCGTAAGATAGAAAACGTTGGTTATGATGGGTATGGTTTTTATGCTGATACATTTAAGTTATTGTATCAAATAGTTGCTGAATCAACAACAAGACCAGCATCTGGTAGTTGGAAACAATATGATTTTACATCAACAGCTATCACATCTGTTGCTAACAAAACGATAGACCCTAAATTATTAGAAAATCAAAACTCTAATATTACTGGTTTTATTTTAGATAAATTAAAAGATAACAACGCAACAACATACAATGCGATACAATCTTTAAATTTACCAGCAAATACAAACCCTACTTATTTACAATTTGGTGATGAAAGATTTTTCTATGGTAATTTAACAACGTACATTGGTGCAACAATTTACAAAACAATTTTTAATATTACGGTAAATGCAGGTCAGTTTAACTCTACTACAAACCCAACTAGAAGTACTAATCCAGCTACTAACCCAGCTACAATAAAAATAACTGAGGTTGGTATTTATGATTCTAGTAATAATTTAGTTTGTATTGGTAAATTATCAACACCTATTCCTTTATCTGGAGGTAACACAATAATGCTAGAATTAAGTATGGATTTTTAATATAATAAAAAAAATGGGATATAACAATACAGCCACAACACTTACATTAACTGCTAAATTAACACCGATAGGCAGACAAAAAATGATTTCAACAAATAATGGTTTAATAAAAACTTTTAGTTTGGGTGATTCAGATGCTAACTACTACACCAATCTATTATTAGGAACAGGTGAAGTACCTAGTATAGCTGGTGATATAGGTGTTAATAACACTAACAATAATAGTACAACTAAAGTTACAGGTATTAAAAATCCACTTATAGTTAATACTAGTGGATTACTAACTAAATCTGTAGGTACACAATCTACAAATATTTTAACAGAATCAGAATTAATTGGTTACACAACAATAAGTGGTAGTAATTTAAATTTTTCTGTTATCAATAGAACAGATTATACTACTGATAGTAAAACAAATTTATATTATTCTTTCGGGTTACCGATAAACGATACAAACTTTACCACATTTACATCAACAACGGCAACAAATAACGGATACGCGAATACAGCATTTAGCGGGTTCGCGGTTAATAAAATTGTGGCAATTGCTATTAACGATTCTACTTATGGTGAATTGATAGATGGTAAATCTTTAAAAATTGAATTACCAACTAGTGCTGGAACATATACTATTTATTCTACTTATCAGTATAACACACAACCATTAAATATAATGGATAGTTTGTTAACCGATGGTAACCTTAAAAGTAGTATGTTTGGTAACAATGTATCTATGTTAGTTTGTGATTCAATAAAAACACCAAATGGTGGTGATTCTAGTTTAAGTTGGGCTACTGGTTACAACACAAACAGACCTTTTAGCTATAACGGTAAAAAAGCATATAATTATCAAACAAATACAAATTTATCATTAACAGCGGATACCTTAGTTGGTATAGCGTATTTAGATAAAGGTTTTATCGTTATTACGGACCCTACAATCGTTAATAATTTTACATCATCAGCTAGTACAGCAACAACAGTTAGTTTCGATAGTCAATCAACAGGTGTTTACCAAATAGTTAATTGTATTGCTGATAGAGGTGAATTTGGGTCATCAACTAACCCTACATTTGAATTTGATGATATCCCTAGAATTTCTGAAGTTGGTTTATATGATGATGTTGGTAATTTAATAGCTTATGCTAAACCTGACCGACAAATATCTAAAAATATAAATGAATTTTTAGCTCTTTCAATAAAAATTAGTGTTTAAGACTTTATTTTTCACAATAAAGTCTTAAATTACTATAAAAAAGTTATATGGAAGAAAAAGAACCACAATTTTTATTAGCATTGGATGTATCAACTTCAACAATAGGTATTGCACTTTTTGAGGACAAAGGTAATAAGGGTGATATTAAACTATTACACCATGTCAGTCCTAAAGTTAAACCAAAACCTACAGATAAAATGGAAGAACTTTTTAGAAAAGTTGAAATTTTTGAAAGTGAGTTCTTATCAAATTATGCTGATTTTGGTATAACTAAAGTAATCATTGAAGAACCTCTTCTTCAATCAAATAACGTATATACAATTGCCACTCTTTTAAGGTTCAATGGTATGATATCTAAATCGGTATACGATACATTGGGTGTTGTTCCAGAATTTATTTCATCTTATGATGCTCGTAAATACGCTTTTCCAGATTTAATGGCGGTTAGAACTACTAAAAAAGATGGTACACCCTTAACAGAAAAACAAATATCAAAAAACACACCAGTTCTTTTTGGTGGTTACCCTTTTGATATTGATAAAAAATATGTTTTATGGGAAAAAGTTGCTGAATTAGAACCACAGATTAGTTGGTTTTATGATAAAAACAACAAACTTAAAAAAGAAACTTTTGATACTTCAGATGCCTACGTATGTGGTCTAGCTTATTTCAACAAAAGAAATTTAGAAAATGAAAATAAATAAATTATTGTAAATATAATTTTTTATTAGTATATTTGCTAGATGAATTACTTAGCTAGCATATTTGAAAGTTTTTTAGGTGACCCTAGAAAACACAACCACGATACTGGACAGATAGCCTTTGACTGTCCAGCATGCTCTGCTGATAAAGGTTTATATAATGGTGATGGTAAGGGTAATTTAGAACTCAATTACCATAAAGGTGTATATAAATGCTGGGTTTGTTACGAAACAAATCACATGTACGGTTCTTTAGAAAATCTAGTTAAAAAATACGGAACTAAAAGTCACCTAAGAGAATATAATTTATTCAAACCAGAATACAACTACAATGGTTCTAAAAATTCAGAAAAAATAATTGTTAGATTACCAGAAGGTTATAAAAAATTATCAGAATGTACCAAACTTGATTACAAATCAGATTTAGCTATAAAATATTTAAAAGATAGAGGTATTACCGATGAAATTATAAAAGAATATAATATCGGTTATACAATATCTGGTGACTTCCAAAATAGGATAATAATACCTTCTTATGATTCTGATGGTAATGTTAATTATTTTATAGCTAGATGGTTTTTAAATAAAAAAACCAAAGTAAAATATCTTAACCCTCATGCTGAAAAATATGAAATAATATTTAATGAGAATAAAATAAATTGGGACACAACGATTTATTTAGTTGAAGGTGCGACTGACCATATTGTTGTACCTAATTCAATACCATTATTAGGTAAATTTATTAGTGATAAATTAAAATATCTATTACACGAAAAAGCTAAAGCGTTTGTTGTTATATTATTAGATAGTGACGCTTATGATGATGCTGAAAGACTTTATTGGGAATTAAATACTGGTGATTTAAAAGACCGTATAAAAATATGTACACCACCAGATGGTTATGACCCTTCCAGTGTATTTCAATATTTGGGTAATAGTGGTATTGTTAAGTTATTAATGAGTAGTCACAAATTAAAAGAATAATTTGCATTTGGTATAAAAATTTAGTATATTTGTAATAAACTAAAAATTATGTCAAATGCTAAACTATGGGTTGGTCCAGTCTACTTGGAACCAATTGAACACAAATATCATCACAGAGAAACTGGTAAAATTTATAAATCAGTTACAACTACACTTACATCAATCGAACCACACTTTGACTCTGAAGCTGTATCGGCCGCTATTGTCAATCAACCAAACAATGTAAAACAAGAACGATATATTGGTTTAACGCAACAACAAATACTTGATTATTGGCAAATGCTTAATGATGAAGCGAATGTGTATGGTACAAAGGTTCACGATATTGTTGAAAGATATTTGTTGGCCAACAAATGGTATTTTCCAGATGACACAGAAGAAGGTAAGTTTGAACAAAAAGTGATTGATGGTTTTAATGACTTGAAAATTGATGAAGGTATTGCAATGTGGCCAGAAAGAATTATGTTCTCTGAACAATATGAATTAGCTGGTATGTCTGACCTTATTATTGATATTGATGATACTTACTTTGATGTTTGGGACTGGAAAACCAACAGAGAATTCAACTTCTTTAACCAATACGGTTATGAAACTCTTTTCAAACCATTCGACCACTTACAAGCATGTCAATGGTCAATTTATACATTACAATTAAGTGTGTATGCTTACATGTATGAATTAGAATTTCCACATAGAAAATGTAGACAAATCTGTATTGGTTATTGGGATAAAGAAAAAATGAGTTTCCAAAAAATACAAATAATGTATCTCAAGCATGAAGCACGTAAATTAATAGAAATGCACCATTATAATATAATGAAGAATAATTAAAAAATATCTTTTTTTACATCTCTATTAAAATAAGAACATAACGGTTGAAGATTGCTGAAATGGTTTAATTTCAGTAATTCTTCTTTTGTAATTGCTGAACTAGATGGTATTATATGGTCCATATCCCAACCATAGTTAGCTGTTCCGTTATATAAACCATAATTATCCCAAGTCATCCATGATTCAAATTTAGATTCAAGGTGTTGTTTGAATTCTTCAATAGTACAACCTAAAATATTACTTGTAGTATTATTTTTATCAAAACCGTTTCTTTTAATAGAATTTCTTATTAAACATCTAATATTATTGGATAATTTAAAAAGAAAATCTATTTCACTACGCTTTTTAATATATTCATTATAATAATTAGGTCGTTTGTCTAACCATTTATTTTTTGCTTCCTTAACTTTATTTGGGTTATTTTTAACCCATTCTTTTTTAGATTTTCTATTGACATCCAAATTATTAGTATTCCATTCTTTTTTACGATTAATCTCTTTTTCCGTTTTGGCTAAATTTTTAAAATAATCAGGGTTATTTTTTAACCAATTTGATTGTAATTCTTTTATTTTTTCTTTATTTTTTTCTCTATATTCTTTATTATATAAACGTTTAGCCTCTTTACGTTCTTCTTCTGTTAAATATTTTTTATTCATCTGTATCACGTTTAATTAACATTCTTAGGTATTCAGATAATGACAAATCTAAACCTAATAATTTTTTTGATAAAGCCATGTATAAATCATCATTTACCCTAAAACTTAATAAATGGTCCTTATTTAATTTCCCAGAGACATCCTCTAAATCCATCTCAACTTTAAAAGTTTCAGAATCCACAATAAGTCTATATTCTTCATATTTTTTAAGATTTTCTTCATCAATACTCCAATGTAGTATGTTCTTAATAAAAATATTGTTATCATTACTAAACAATTCGTTAAAATATGAATAACCTTTTTTGTTTGATGACGCAAGTATTAATTTAGAATTTGTTTTAGCGTTTAATATAGGTAAAATATTTGTTAATAAATTATCTAAATTACCAACAAAACAAGCGTTGTCTATTATTAAGTATTCAAAACCATAACCTCTCAAACCGTCTAAACTTGACGCTATTTTTATTCGATTACCATTTTCAAATTCTAAATATGAAACGGTATCTTTTGTTTTTTTTAAAGAAATAATTCGATTATCTAATCTAATTTTATTTAATAATTCTTTGCATGAGGATAATTTCTCAGTAAACAAAACTATAGTTTTGTTATTTTCGTTTAATAAATTTTCTATTATAAATTCTATTAAAACAGTTGAAACACCCATTTGTCTGGAGTGTTTTATTAATGAAAATCTATTTTCATTTAAAGATGTTAATAATGTTTTTTGAAATTTTTTTAATTCCATTGTAATACAATTTTAATTTTTGTTATACAAATAAATATCTATAATTCTTGTAAAAGTCTAAAATATTTAGTATCTTTGTAGAAAAAATAATTTTGGTGTTAAACATGAAGCCAAGAAGCTTATTGAGATGCACCACTATAACTTAATGAAAAATGCATAACAGAAGTTTATATGAACCCTTTAATGATGAACAATTATATAAAATTGTTCATGATGGTTGGTCAGAATTTAAAGTTGCTTTAACTCATGAATTAAAACATGGTACCGACCAAGTATTAACGTTATTAATGCAAAGCACTGCTAGTATTCTAATAATGGATAGAGAAGAATTATTAGATATGATAGGTTTAATGGATAAATACATTTACAAATTAAATAAATACAACGAAGAAAATGGTAAAGAAGATAATACATCTCGCTGATATTCACATTAGAACTTTTCGCATGCACGAAGAGTATATGTCAGTATTCAAAAAATTAATTTCTGATTTAACAGATTTGTTAACAGAATATAAAAAAGAAGAAATTAGGGTGGTAATTGCTGGGGACTTAGTTCACCAAAAAATTGTAATCTCGAATGAGCAACTTATGCTTGGAACATGGTTTATTAGAAAACTTGAAGAAATAGCACCAGTTATTATAATAGCTGGGAATCATGATTTGTTAGAAAATAATAAAGACCGTATGGATTCTATATCACCGATGGTTCAATTTTTATTCGACAAAAATGTAAATTACTTCAAAGAATCAAAGTGTTATTTAGATGATAACATCGTATGGTGTGTTTATTCTATTTTTGAAGAAAATTCTAGACCAGATATTGAAGGTGCTAGAGCTCAATTTGGTGATGACAAAACATATATCGGTTTATATCACGCACCAGTACTCAACGCTAAAACAGATATAGGTTACGAGATTGACCATGGTGCTGCGTTGGAAGAGTTCGAGGGTTGTGATATGGTTATGCTTGGTGATATTCACAAAAGACAATCGTTCAACCATAAGGGGATACCAATAGCATATCCATCAAGTCTGATACAACAAAACTTTGGTGAGAATGTAAGTAAACATGGATTCTTATTATGGGATGTTGAAACCAAAACATTTACAGAGCATGATGTTGAAAACAAAGCACCATTCTATCAATTTAAAATAAAGTCCCTTGAAGACCTCGATAACGGGACAGAGGTATTAACTAATTTATAATGACATTAAACGAATTAAAAAAGTTTGTAAATGGACTACCAGAAGAAATGGGTGAATGGTCTGTTGTAAACGGAGAAGTTGGGTATTTAGACCCTAGTGATGATAATTCTATGGTATATAGAATTGACAAACCAATAATTGCTTTGTTTGTGGACCAAAGCTCACAAGAGATATGTTTATTCCATCAAACGCAAGAAGATGTAACAAATATGTTAGATGGAGGTGAATAAAGAATTAAACGATGAAATCTGGAACTATTGTAGAGCAAACAATATAACGAATATAGATGAATTTATGTTGAAATGTTTAAAACAAGGTTTCACATCTGAAAAGTTTGGTGCAACACCAACCACAAAAGAAAAAATTGTTGAGAAAGAGGTTGAAAAGATTGTAGAAGTACCTATTGAAAAAATTGTAGAAGTAATTGTTGAGAAAGAAGTTTTCATAACTGATAACAAAGAAATGAAAAAACTAACCAAAGAGATTGATAAGTTAAACGGTGTGATAAAAACAACAGCTGAAAACAAAGATAAAGCTATAGGTGAATTAGCTGCTCTTGAAATTGAACACAAAAAGTTAAAAATAGAATTAGAACAAGAAAAAAAGAAAAAGAAAACAGATTTGTATGGCGAATAACACACAACACATGACTGACAATTTAAATTTGTTATCATCAAACGCTAAGATTAAAATCTATTGGGATGATTTACCTCATAATTATAGTCGCGAAGCTAAGAATAAAATTAAAAATTATTTTGCTTCTAAGTATGGTTTTAACAAAAACAATATAAATATTGTTTACCGTCCAGTTAAAAGAACGGCAAATGGTGACGTTATTGAAATTACTGGTGCTGGTATTGAAAACATCATGGATGTTAATTACCAAAGAAGTCTTATGCGAGAGTATTTAGACAGAGAGGGTAAAAACATTGATTTTAATAGAATCGTTGCTTTAGATGAGAAAGTAAACGGTGAGTTAAATATCGATTTAAATAATATCCAACATAAGACTTGGTCTATAAAATGGATAATGATTGATAATTTTTTATCTTTTGGTGAACAAAATTATGTTCCATTTACAAAACTTAAAGGGTTGACTATTGTTAATTCAGTCCCTAGTAATCAAGGTGGTAAAACGTCACTTACAATTGACGCTATTAAATTTTTATTACATGGTAACACAACTAAGACCGATACCAACGAACAAATATTTAATCAATTTTCAGATAAGAATGAATTGGTTGTTAGAGGTATGATTGAAATTGAAAATGAAGAAACAATCATTGAGCGTAAAATGAGAAGAACCGCCAAAAAAGGTGGTGGTTGGACAGTTACCAATAAAGTAAACTACTATAAGATTTTACCAGATGGTGATGAGGAAGAATTAAATGAAGAGGACGCTAAACAAACGACTAAAAAAATAAAAGATAGTATTGGTTCTGAAAAAGATTTTGAAATGCTTGTATTAGCAACTGAAAAAAACTTAGATGAACTTATTGGTCTTACAACAACTGAATCTGGTAAAGTATTAACTAGATTAATTGGTTTAGAAGTTTTAGAATTGAAAGAAACCATTTCTCGTTCAATGTATAATGAATTTGCTAAAAAGAAAAAATCTAACGAATATGATGTTATTACATTAAAACAAGAAATTGAAGACCACGAAACTAAAATTCAAGATTTACAAGATTTAGAACAAACACTTAACGAAAGTCTAGAAACTTATAAAAATAAAATTAAAGAGCTAGAAGATGAACGAGATGGGTTATTATCAAATAAACAAACAATTGATGTAACTATATCAGAAATGAATCCAGAGTCCCTAGAAGAGACTATTAAGGTGTTAACTGAAAAAGGTGTTACGATTAACAATAAAGTGTCTGTAATCAAAGAAGAATTGGTTAAAATAGGTGATATAAGTTTTAACGAAGACATTCATCACCAGCTAACAAAACATTCAGCTTCTTTAAATACAAAATTAGCTTTAAAAGAAGCTGAGATTAAAAGATTACAAAAAGTTATTTCAAGTTTAATAGCTGGTGGTATATGTCAGTCATGTAATAGAAAACTTGATGATGTAGATAATTCAGAACACATAGCGAGTCATGAGTTAGAGATTGAAAAATTATTAAAAGAGGTTGAACAAACCGAAAAAGAATTAAAATTAACTGAATCTGAACTAACAACGTTAAACACAACTAAAAAATTAGTTGATGAAAAAAATAAAAAAGAGTTAGATATTGATAGGTTTGAGGTTGAAATGGGTGGTTTAAGAAATAAAATCATAGAAAAGAAAAATGACCTTAAAAAATACAATTTAAATTTAGATTCAATTACTTTGAATAGAAAATTAGATATTCAGATTACTAAAATAAAAACAGATTTGAATGTTGAGAATTATTCTAAAGATGAAACTATTAAAAAAATTGAAAGAATCCAATCTGACTTAAAAATTAACGCTGAAAGCATAGTTAACAAAAATAAGTTAATAACAACGATTCAGAAAGAAGAAGAAATTGATAAAATTTTCAAACTATACATTGAATTAGTTGGTAAAAAAGGTATTAGTAAATTAGTTTTACGTTCTGTATTGCCGATAATTAATTCTGAATTACAAAGATTGTTAGAAGATGTTGTAGATTTTGAAGTTGAGATATTTATTAATGATAAGAATGATGTTCATTTCATGTTAACCAAGGATAATGTTCAAAAATTATTAAAATCTGGGTCTGGGTTTGAAAAAACAGCTGCTAGTTTAGCGCTAAGAGCCGTATTAGGTAAATTATCAACATTACCTATGCCTAATTTTATAACCTTTGATGAAGTGTTAGGTAAAGTAGCGCCAGAGAACTTAGAGAAATTAAAAACATTATTTGATAAAATAAAAGACATGTATGAGATTGTTTTCTTTATAACACATAACGATTTAGTTAAAGACTGGTCGACAAAAAATATCACGGTAGTGAAAAACAATAACATTTCAACAGTTAAGATATCATAATTTACACTAAAAAAGTTGTAAATTAAAGAAAAAAATCATATCTTTGTAAAAAAACTTATATTATGAAATTCAGAAATTATTGTATTGTTGTTATTGGTGATACTAAAGCTGTTTATCCTGAAGTTGACAAGGTAAGTGAAGGTAAACCAAATTTTTTAGATGGTAAGGGTATGATTATATCAACCTTCACTTCTTTTATGGACCCAATAGAATTAACCGATTATTTTACTTTTAATAATAGGAATTTTTTATTATTTGATTTAAACAAAGATAATTCAGGATATTGTATAAACAAAAAAGATATTCATGAATCTTTATTTGGTTTTTTAAGGGATATGGATGAAGAAACATTAAAACATAAATCGGAAGATTTTTTAAATGTATTAAAAAATGAAGATGTTATCGTAACAGCGAAAACAGAAAATATAATAACTAAATGTGTGGTCACTGAGAAAGAAATAGAGAAAATGACCAAAAACCAAAAGCAAGCATTATTCGACAAGATAATTGATGCTGGGGTTGAAAATCTAACAGAAGAAGATAAAAAAATATTGGATTTGTTAGTAAAATAAATGATAAAACCCTTGACTTTTAAGGGTTTTATCATTATAATTTATTGTTAAATAACAATAAACAGAAAAAAGAAAAGTATTAATGAGTAAAAAATTTTTAAACTACAATGCAGATGATACCATATCAAAATATTTTAAAGAAATAAAAAAATCAACTGTGTTAACTCCAGACAAAGAAGTTGAGTTAGCAATAAGAATAAAAAAAGGTGACCAGTTAGCGATAGATGAATTAGTTAATGCAAATTTAAAATTTGTTATTTCAATCGCCAAAGATTATCAAGGTCAAGGTTTAACGTTATCTGATTTAATAAGTGAGGGTAATTACGGATTAATTAAAGCTGCAACTAGATTTGACCATACAAGAGGTTTTAAATTTATATCTTATGCTGTTTGGTGGGTTAAACAATCAATAATTCAAAGTTTAAATGATAACGCTAGAGTTGTAAGATTACCAGCAAATGTTATCAATAAAATTTCAAAACTAAATAAAGAGTTTGGTAATGGTGAGGATAATGAAGATGAATTAATGCGTGAAATGTCTAGTTTTGATGAGTCGTTATTAAATTACCCTAAAACATCATCTCTTAATCAAAATGTAAATGAAGACGGTGGTGAGATAATCGATTTAATTATTGGTGATGAGTTAGAAAATAAATTAGAAGATGTTGAAATATCAGACATAGTTAAAATAGAATTGAACAACATACTATCTATTTTAGATGAAAGAGAAAGAATGATAATTGAATCTTATTTTGGTATTAATAACGAACATGATGGTATGACACTTGAAGCTATCGGTGACAAATATGATTTAACGAAAGAAAGAATCAGACAAATCAAAGAAAAAGCAATAAGAAAATTAAGACATAACACAAAAAAGTTACAAAGTCTTATTAATTTATAACAAATAAGTTTAAATCTATATTTATTAAATATGAAGTTCAAACTTAAATATGTCATGTTAGGTCTAGCTCTCGCTGTTGCTGGTTGCGCAGCATACTTTTCAGTATGGGGTCTTAGCCAACTATTTGCAGGTGCTAGCGTGTCTGTTATTATAATGGCGTCAGTATTAGAATTAGGTAAATTAGTAACAACAACAGCCTTACACACTTATTGGAACAAGTTAGCCAAAACACTTAGAATTTATTTAGCGATAAGTGTTGTTATATTAATGGTTATCACATCCGCTGGTATCTATGGGTTTCTTTCAAACGCTTACCAATCAACAGCAAATAAGTTAGAAATCCATGAAGGTGAGTTAGGTGTTTTAGATGCTAAAAAAGCAACCTTTGAAAAAAGTGTAGTTGATAATCAAAAATTAATAGACACTAAAACAAAGCGTTTAGACCAACTATCTAACTTAAGAAGTAGTCAAGAATCTAGATTAGATAATTCTGGTTCTAATAGAGCTAAAAATAGCGTTAGAGGTGATATTAAGTCTGCTGATAGTGAAATACAAAAATTAAACACTGAAATAGATGTGTTAAATGCTAAAAACATTGTACTTTCAGATTCTATAAACGCATACAATGTTAAAGCAATTGAATTGAAATCTGGTAGTTCAGTCGCTGCTGAAGTTGGTCCTTTAAAATACATTGCCCAATTAACTGGTATCTCTATGGCTAGTGTTGTTAATTATTTGATATTACTTTTAATTTTTGTTTTTGACCCATTAGCAGTTGCTTTGGTTCTTATTACAAACAAAGTTTTTCAAATTGAAAAAGAAGAAGAAGATGAAACTAAAAAAATATTAGAAGATATAGTTGAAGTGTTAAATAATGAAGATGAAAAAAATGTTGAAGTACAAAATGAACCAAATTATAATAAATTCGAATATAAATCACCTAGAGTATCTACTAGAGAGCATGATAACGATGTTTTAGAAGAACCAATCGAATTTTCAGATGATGAAACAATTGAACAACCAATTTTTGAGAATATAATAGACCCAGTTGATGAACTTATCATAGATGGAGAATCTGGAGAAATTAAATTCCCAGAAAAACCTTTAGAAATAAATCAAGAAGTGTTCTTACCATCACCACAAGAAAAAGAAGAAGATGAGGAAGAATATGATGAATCACATGCGTTAGATATGGTTATGAACCACATTTTAGGTGATTATGAAGAAGTGGTTGAAGTTGAAAATGAAGTTGCTAAAGTAGAAGAAGAAGTTGCTGTAGTTGAAGAAGAGATTTTACCAATTGAAGAAGAAAATTTAAACGCTAAAGGTAAGATAACCTTAGAAGAAATTAAAGAAGTTAAAGAAAGAAATAGAGGTTTTTCGGTAAACATTCCAGAACCAAAAAGAAATAATTTAATTCAAAGAATAACTGGGAAACGTTAATGGTTTTAGATGAAAAAACATATGTGTTATCTGAAAATAATTATATTAAAGAGGAAACAAAAAAAACACAAATAGTAATAGGTCATACGTTTAATGACCAAATGAAACATTTTTTTGGGTGGAAACACCGATATAATGGAAAATATAAAAAAACAGCTGCATTTACTATAGATGCGGCTGGTTTTGTTTATAAACATTTCGAACCAAAATTTAAATCTGATTTTTTTAATTCAGACGATTTAAACGACAAATCAATTATAATCCTTTTAGAAAACTATGGTTCTTTAAGCAAAGTTGTTGAAAAAAATCAATACATTACGTGGTTAGGTGATATTTATAATAAACCAAAAGAGGTAATAGATAAGCGCTGGAGAAATAACAAATATTGGGATTCATATACTACAGAACAATTTAATTCGTGTTTAGAATTAATTAAAGATTTGTGTGATGAGTTTAATATACCTAAAAAAGTTATTAGTCATAATACAAAAATAGATAATTTTTTTGATTATTCTGGTGTGTTATATAAAAGCAATTTGGATAAAAATTTTACAGATTTAAACCCATCATGGGGTTTTGAGATATTTAAAGAAAAACTAGAAGAACTATGAAAGAACGTATAAACGAACATGACATGACAAAAAAAATGATGTCTATGATAAGAGGTGGTTATCAAAATGTTTTGGTAAAAGAAAATAGCGATGACGTTAAAGCTGTCGAGATTGAAAAAAACACACCGATTTATAAAGATGAGTTAAAAAAATTAAAAGAGATAGTTTACCCTATTGCTGTGATAAAATCTATCACGGTTTCAAAACAAGGTGATTCTAGAAACGTTAACATGAAAGTTGTGTTTTTAGAAGGTGATGAAGGTAGTGGTGTAAACAATAACCAATCAGACAGACAACAAATGCCAACTTGGGTTAACCAAGATAATCGTTCTGGTGTATATTTTGAAATGGATTTAATTAAAGGTTTTGAGGACCCTATTGTTAAAAACGTTTCTAACCCTAAATTACCAGAAATATTAAATAAATTAGAAGGTTATTATGATGTTTGGGCAACAGAATGGGCTAAACAAAATATTGATGATTATTTAAAATAATAGTATTATGAATTTATTACAATTAAACAAACAAAACGTTTTATTAGGTATTATAATCGTTTTAGCGTTATACAACATTATTAACACCAATGGTATTAAAACAGATGTAAAAGCGTATAAAGATAAAATAGAATCAATACAAACAAAGGTTGACTCAGCTCAAGTTGTTGATAAAAACATATCGACCAAAATAGATTCAGTAAAAGAAAATGTGATTTCTATTACAAAAGAAATACAACATATAGATAACACAATAACAATAGTAAAAAATCAAACAAATGAAAAAGTTAATAATATTGATAAGCTTTCTAATGCTGAGCTTGAGCAGTTTTTCACAAGTAGATACAACGAAAACAATTTTACCAAATAAAATTCTAAGGTTAGTAGCTAAGGATTTACTTAGATACGACGGTTGCAAAATTGAGTTAGAATTGACTAAAGAAAAAATCTTAAAACTTCAAGAAAGAGAAGCTCAAAAAGATACTATAATTTCATTGTATAAAGATAAAGATGAAAACAATAAGTTTATCATTCACCAAAAAGATTTGCAAATAAACCAATACGAACATTTAACTGATGATTTACACAAAGAATTAAAAGGTCAAAAGGTTAAATCATTTTTTTGGAAAGCTGGTACTTTTTTAGGTATTATAACAACATCTTTCCTTTTGATAAAATAAAATTAAATGAAAACAAAAATAAAGCCCGTTTTGGGCTTTTTTTATTTATTGTAAATATTTATTAATAAAATATAACTATGAATAAAAATAGTAAAAAAATAAACGAAGATATTACCAAATCTGATATTTCAAAAGAGATTAAGGTCTACATGGATTCAACAACTTTTAAAAATAAAGTTGAAAAAATAGTTAAAGATAGACTTAAAAATGATAAAGAATTAGAAGATAAAGTTGTTGAAATTACTAAAAACGTATTGACACAATTATATAAAACTCTTTGGGTTAAAAGAGGTGTCTGGAGAGACTCATTATCAAATAAAAACGCATAACCATGAAAAAAATAAAAATAACAAAAGAACAATATGAGAACCTAACTAAAATAGGTATCATAAAAGAAGGTGAAGATGTAATAACTAAAAGCTTTAGGAGAAGTATGGCTGGTAAGGATATACGTAATTTAAAATATGTACCAGAAGAGAAAGTTATTTTTGGTGATAAACTTAATTTAAAAAAACCATTACCAGGAATAAAAAACTCAATACATGAAGAAGTTAATTCTTTATTAGAATACATCTACGGTTTAAATGAAGAATTCTCAACATTTTGGGAAAATCATAATTTAACCTACGAAGACTTATGTGAAGCATTAGAATCTAAGGGTTATTTAGTAAAAAAAGAAGGTTCTTATAAAGTGTCTAAAAAAATGGGTGATGTTAATTCAGTAAAAGAAGCTATATCACAAACACTTTCAGAAATGATTACACCAATCGATGAAGATTATCCAGCTGGAGCTGAATTTGATTCTAAAGCACCATACAATAGAGGTGAATTAAACAAAATGTCAGGACAAAAATCTACTAAAAAATATGTTGATTTACAATATATGAACTTAGAAATGGCTATATTAAAAGATTTAAACACTGGTGAACTATATGTGTTTGATTATGGACAAATGGACCCAAAAATATTTGAACCGTATGTTGATAAATATGGTGAATTAGATTCTGTTGGCGATATAGAGTTTAACGATGATTTTGATATTGATGATGAAGTATTAGAAAACTATGTTAACGATAATTTTCAAGAAATGTCTAAGGGTGAGGGTGTTGAAGACTTTGAAAAAAACAGAATGGATTTAGTGTTAATTGATGAAGAATTAAAAGATGAGTTATTGTATTTATACGACAAAGACAGTAAATTAGTTATGGTTTTAGAACCGATAGCTGAAAGTACTGGAGCAGCATCTTCTGGTGCTTATACTGCTTTATTCTCACCTTCAAATCAAAAACCAGAAGAATACAATGAAAAAAAATTACCACCAGTAGTTACTGAAACAGACACAGCAAGTGTTGGTAATATAGGTTATGATAACCCAGGTTTTGTTGGTATTTCAAGAGATGGTAAATTCCCAACCAACCCAAAAAAAACTAAAGCTCAAAAAAACACACAATGGGCTGGTGGTTCATTTGTTGAATTCGATGATTGTACGAAGTTAAATAATAACAAAGAAGCGCAGAAGGGTAAATGTAGTACAGGGGCTGCTAACAATGTTGTTAAATTAAAGAGCACCAAAAGTAATATTAACGCACCATCATTATCTGAAGGTAAAAAATACACGATTTATAAGTTAGATAGACTTGTTAAAAAAAATAACATATAAAGTATGATATCACAGTTTTTATATAAAACTGTGATATTTATTATAAAATACATTGAAATGGATAAAAATAACATTAAAAAACAATTAGTTAAAAGATTTGTAAACGAAGCCACTCCTGGTATTGATGTAACAAAAGCTATTTTAACTAAATCTAAAGCGTTTAATGATGAAGGTTTAAAAGACATCGAGAAAAATCTTAAAGCTGCTGATAAAGGTCAAAAGAAATCTGCTTCTAAAACCAAGGACATGGCGCAAAACAAATTCAACTACAATTCTGATTTTGAGAAAGAGTATCACCAAGAAATGGAGATAATGAATGGTCCAGAAATGAATGAATATGATAGAGACCCAGACAAAATGTTCAAAGAAAGAGCAAAAAGAGCAATAGAAGGTCACCCAACTATGGGTAATAGTCCAGACTATGCTAATGTTGTTCCAGAACAACAAGGGTTTACAGGACCAACTTTCGGTAAAAAATTGGTTCAAGCTATTAAAGACTCAAATAAAAGGAGAGAAGATGCTGTTAAGGGTATTATTAGTTTTGGTGACGACATTGAAACAGTACCAGATAATTATGCACCAATGGCTAAATTTTCATCTTTGTCTGAGAGTGAAGACAAAACAAAAATGGATGACCCAGATGACATGTCACAATCAGACGCTTCTGGTGATGACTACGAAAAAGCTAGCAGAGAAATCGCTATGAAAGATAAAACTAACAATAAATCACAAATAAAAGAAGGAATGAAAAGATTAAAATTCAAACAAGAATTCAAAGGTGTTGGAAACGCTTTGAAGCTTATCCCTGAATCATATAGAGTTGATAACAAAGTATTTGAAATGACTGACGGTGTTGAGTCATACAGAATGCGTTGGGAGGGAACACTTACTGAAGGTAAAGCAATTGTGCTTATGGCTTCTGACAAAACCTTGGTTAACGAGGATATGCAAAAAATGAAACACCTTATGGGGTACAAATCTCAAGATACTCTTGGAACAGTTAAAGGTAAATCTAGAATTGATGAAAATGTTATTTTCTCTGATATCTGGAAAAAATCTGTAGTTCTTATTGAAGGTGAAGATATTGAATCACAAAAAGCTCCAGAGAAAAAAACTGACGAAAAAGTTGCTCAAGCTGGTGAAGCTAAAAAACATGTTAAGGGTTCAGAAACCACTGACAAAGGCACAAAAGCACCTGCTGCTAAAACTGGTTCAGCTGATTCATTAGAAAAAGTTAAAAAACAAGCACCAGACGCTAAAAAACACGTACAAGGTAGTGTTGAGAAAAAAGTAGGATTAGGTCTTGGTGACCAATCTGAAGGTGAAGGTGAATGGGACCAAATAGATGTACCACAAGCAGCTGCTCATGGTAATCCATCAAAAACTACATATGCTGCAAAACCAGCTACAGGTGAATGGGATAAAGCTAAACCAGCTCACGCGGCAGACGCTAAAAAACATGTTCACATGAAAGAAGGTATCCAATTAGGTGAAAGTTATTTCGCACCAATGGATGAAGCATGGATGGAAGAAATGATGAATGGTGGTATGGGTGAAAACTACATGGGTGAAGAAGAAGAATACGTTGATTACACAATGGGTAGAGACGATGAAGACCAATTACCAAACCCTCCAAGAGAACTTAATATCCCTATGGATGAAGAAATGGATTCTTTATATGAATTTGAAGAAGAAGAAAAAGACATGGATGAAATGGATTCATTGATGGAAGGTGAAGAAGAAGACGAAGAAGACTACGAAGACGAAGAATAAAAAAAAAATTAAAACCCTCTAAAATTTAGAGGGTTTTTTTTGTTTTACAAAATATTTATATAAAAACAATATATATTATGAGTATCTCAAAACTACAAGAAAAAATCGGTGTACAAGCCGATGGAGCCTTCGGGCCTAACACGCTAAAAAAAGCAATGGCGTTTTATAACATGACACCAGAAAGAGCAGCACATTTCTTTGGGCAAACTTCACATGAAACTGGTGGTTTCGCAAAATTCAGCGAAAATTTAAATTATTCAGCACAAGGATTACAAGGTATCTTTGGTAAGTATTTCCCAGGTACGCTTGAGGAATCTTACGCTCGTCAACCAGAAAAGATTGCAAACAGAGTTTACGCATCTAGAATGGGTAACGGAGATGAGAAATCTGGCGATGGATGGAAATTCAGAGGTAGAGGAGCGCTTCAATTAACTGGTAAGGATAATTACAAATTATTCTCTGAAAGCCTTAAAAGACCTGAAATTATGACAAACCCAGATTTAGTTGCTGGAGAGTTAGCTTTTGAATCAGCTATTTTCTTTTTCAATAAAAACAAATTATGGGATATTTGCGACAAAGGTGTTAACGATGCTTCAATTTTAGCGTTAACCAAAAGAATTAACGGTGGAACTCACGGTCTAGATGATAGAACTGAGAAAACAAAAAAATACTACGGTTGGTTAACAGCATAACCAAAAAGTATTTATTTTTCTAATGTTATTCATATATTATAATAAAACATTAGAATGAATGAAAATTACGATAAATCTAGATTTCTAGCGTACATACATCAGCCCATGAGTTGGGAAGCCATTCAAATGATATACACTAAAAATAATATACTATTTCAAAAGTGTGAACTCTTTAATGATTTTGTTAAGAGTTTATTATTGAAGGTTTTCGAAACTTACATGGGCGATGATGTTACGAATCAAAACGAACAACTTAACCATTTTAATTGGTGTTGGGTTAAAACCCTTGAGGGTTTTGAAGGTGAAGGTTTTTTATTTAATAATGATAATCTATATCATTATTTTTTAGAATTTTGTTTTGAAGTATTTTATTCCAATAAAGATAAATCAAAACAAGGATTTGAAATAGGTATTTTAAATATTTGGAATGACCTATTTAATTACAATAAAACAAAAACAAATTCAGATGTTGATGCGTTGGTTGAGATATATTCATTAATGGATATTTCATTAAAAACCAATAAAAAATGAGTTTTACTATTTATTTTTAAAAATAAATGTTTAGTTTTAGGTAATTATGGAAACTAATAGAACAATACAAGCTTTATTGATGAGTTATTCCACTGACCAACTTATGGTTGAAGATGATTTGGAAAGAGCTATCAATGATAAAAATAAACCTCTAACTGAAAAATTAATTGAGGTTAAACGATTGTTGGTAAAATTAACAACAATTGAACAAAGCGTGGTTAAACTACAAGCTATGCTACAAAATAACAATAATAATGATTTAAAAAAAGATTAAAAATGGAAAATTTTAACGAATTAAAAGAAACATTATTAGCATTAGAAGAAGATGTTAATAAATTTTATGAAAAAAACAATAAAGCAGCTGGTGTAAGACTTAGAAAAGGATTGCAAGATATCAAAGCTATGGCTCAAACTATTAGAGTAGACGTTTCTACTAAAAATAAAGAATCTAAATAATAAAAATATGTTTGAAGTTTTACTTAATAAATTATTTATGTTTTTGTTTTTCGTTTCATTACTAAATTCAATTAGACATGCATATTATTTTATCCAAGCAATTGTTTCATCAACTGAGGAACAACAATTAAAATATGTGATTTCAAAAACATCATTAATATTGTTAGGTTTATCAATAGGATATATTTTATCTGTTATTTTTACAGGTATTAAAATTTAAAAATATGTCAAGTATTCAAAAAGCTTTAGATTCATTACAGCCTTATGTTATAGGTATTAGGTATCTAGAAGGATTACCTTTAATTGATACAGTGTTTAAAGAAGGGTGGACAGTTCCAGAGGACCCAGCAATCACTAAAGTTAAGGGTGATGAAGGAATGAATTACTATATGATTTATAGTGAAAAAAAAGGGATTGGGATTGATGAATTATTGTCTTTTGTTGATAAAACAATTAAATTAAATCTTGAAAGAGAAAAAAAACATGAATTATTAAGAGTTAAAGTTGAAGAACTTAAAAAATTATTTAAAGAAAATTCATTAACAAAACTTTCTAGATTAAAATTTAGTTTTTCAGAAGAAGACATAGTGCCGTCTTTAGGTGAGTTTGATTTAAACATAGACGAAGATGTTGAACCACAAGACATCCAACCAAGTGAAAATTATCAAGAACCTATTATCTATACTTCTGAAATGATAGACAATATGGGTGTTGAAGAAATGTCTGAAACAATGACAACTCCACAATACTTAGATGAAAACGGAAAACCAATTCAATTTACAGAAGAAGAATTGGAAATGATGGAAGAAGAAGCGAGAGCTGAAAGAAATCGAAAAATGTTTAAAAACAAAAAAAACGGGATGGCTAGCAAAATAGAGTTACCACCTAGATAAAAAAAAGCCTTAGAAATTTCTAAGGCTTTTTTAATTAAAACAATAACATTAAGAAAATGCTCTTTCAAGTAACTCTTGAAAAGTATGTATCAACCAGACTCCTCCAGCTGATAATAATCCGTTTAGGAAAATCACTAAATAAAAATCGGTTACGCCCATAGAACCAACAGGTGTTAAATCTGAATAACCAAAATAAATAAAAATGAACGATATCGCAAAACCCATCCATGTACCTAAGCACATAAAACAAGTGAATAGTTTATGTAAACTATAACCACCAGTCCCATATTTACTTAAGAAATTTCTGAAACTTTCGAATAAAGACCCATAAATTAAATTATTACATGCCCCATAACAAATCAGTAAAAAAACAATTGTATTCATAATTTTTATTAAATATAAACATAATATATAAATTAGTCAATATTTATAATAAAAAAAAACATGAAGAATTTTATAAAAAAATTACTTAGAGAAACCATAGATAGAATCATAAAATGTAAAAAATGTGGTTGGTCTTGGAAAGAATCTGAATCTTCAAAAGAAGATTTGTATGTTTGTCATAAATGTGGGTTTGATAATGAATCAAATTATATTGACAAAAACAAAAATAACTAGTATATTTAATAAAAAAAAATATGGACGATAAAATAATAAGTAGAGAACAGTCGTTGGCTGATAAAGATGTGTTGGTTGAAAAATATAAAACAGCACTTAAAAAAACACAATTTATAAACGAAGTTAAAAACGGCCTTGGTGATGAGATTAAAAAAAACCCAAAACCTAAAGTGATTAAAAAAAGCTTCACATCAAAAATAATATCAGCAATAAAAAAAGTGTTTACTAAATTTTAATATGAACTTTGATAAATTAATTGAAACAGTTTCCGAAATATTCGAAAATGAGAAAATAGAAAAAAATGGTCTGGTGCTAACCTACCAATTACATCCAAAAGCCCACTTGTCGATGAACTTAGAATTACTACAAAAAACACAAGGTGTTAATACCAATTTTGAACCAGTTGATGAATTTGAAGTTGAAATTAGTGGTATTTTAATAAAATTTGTTAAAAAAAATTACGAAGAATAAAAAAAAGTAGTATATTTGCCAAAAATAATTAATGGCAAAGACAAAGAAAATACTTGAAGACTTTGGTGATTACGATTATGTAGTCGGATTAGACGAGGTTGGTCGTGGAGCTGGCGCTGGGCCAGTTGTAACAGCAGCTGTGATAATGCCTAAGGGTTTTAAATCAGAACTAATAAGAGATAGCAAACAACTTACCGAAAAACAACGCAAAGACGCATACAAATTAATTATGGATAATGCGATTGATGTTGTATGCGAAGCTGTCTCAGCCATTGATATCAACGAAATAGGTATCAACCCAGCAACATTCAAAGCAATGCACCTATGTTTAGATAAACTAACCAAAACACCAGAACACATACTTGTGGATGGCACCGTATGGGAAAAATACTCAGATACGCCAGTAACAACAGTACCTAAGGGTGACGATACATACACATGTATAGCAGCAGCTGCTATAGTAGCTAAAGTTAGACGTGATGAATACATGGGTAAAATACACAAACTACACCCACAATACGAATGGAGTGGTAATAAGGGTTATTTAAGTGCTGGACACATAGCCGCTATAAAACAATACGGCTCATGTAGGTATCATAGGACACAATATATAAAAAACTTTGTATCCTAAATCACTGAAAATCAACAAACAAAAAAATATTTTAAAAAAAGTTGCAAAAAAATTTGACACGGACTAAAAAACTTCGTATCTTTGCATCACTGAAATAAATAATAAACTTTAAAAACAAATATTATGAGCACTTTATTAAAAGCTATGCAAACTAACAATTCTTTAACTGAAAACGGAATGACTACAAATTCAAGTTCTTTGAATTTATGTGTTGATTTATTTTTTCAAATTGGTGCAATGAGAGGTCAAGATAAAACTAGACTTATCAATGTGTTTACCAAAGCTTTTGGTGAGAACCCGTTAAACGCTATGCGTTTGCTTTTTTGGGCTCGTGATGTTCGTGGTGGTGCTGGTGAGAGACAAATTTTCAGAGACATAATTGAATATTTAGCTAAAAACCGTACAGAGGTTCTTGCTAAGAACTTACATTTGATTAGTGAGTTTGGTCGTTGGGATGATTTATTTATGATGATTGGAACACCTTTAGAAACACAAGCGTTAGGTTTATATGCTGAAGGTTTGACTAGTAAAAATGGTTTAGCTGCAAAATGGGCTCCACGTCCAAATGTTGGTAATCGTGAGAAAAAAAGATGGGCAACCACTTTAAGAAAATATATGGGTATGTCACCAAAAGACTACCGTAAAATGTTAGTTGAAAATTCTAACACAGTTGAGCAATTAATGTGTTCTAGAGAATTCTCTTTAATTGATTACTCTAAATTGCCTTCAAAAGCTATGAGTGATTACATGAAAGCGTTCTCTAAAAACGACTTAGCTCGTTTTCAAGAATACTTAACAAGTGTTGAAAAAGGTGAAACCAAAATCAATGCTGGTGCCGTATACCCATACGACATCATCAAAAACCTTAAACAAGGTAATACCAAAGGTGCTGATGTTCAATGGAACGCGTTACCAAACTACATGGAAAACAACAACGAAAGAGTGTTGCCATTGGTTGACGTATCTGGTTCTATGGAAACACCAGCGGGTAGTAACGCTAATGTTACTTGTATGGATGTATCAATCTCATTGGGGTTATACATTTCAGAAAGAAACGTTGGTCCATTCAAAGACGCGTTTATTACTTTCCACGAATCACCATCATTAGAAATAGTGAAAGGTAGTTTGTCAGAAAGATACCGTCAAATGGCACGTTCAAAATGGGGTGGTAGTACTAATTTAGAAGCAGCTTTCAAGTTGATTTTAAATAAAGCTGTTGCTTCTAATGTTGCACCTGAGGAAATGCCAACAATGATGTTAATCCTATCAGATATGGAGTTTGACTCTGCTGTAGGTAGTCGTTGGGGTGGTCAAGGTTCTTGGAACCCAACTGCTCAACAAATGATTGAAAAAATGTATAACGATGCTGGGTACGAAGTGCCAAAAATCGTTTTCTGGAACATTCAATCAAGAGGTGATAACAACAAACCAGTTCACTTTGATAAAAATGGAACTGCGCTTGTATCTGGGTTCAGCCCAGCTTTACTTACCAACTTGTTGGCTGGTAAAGAAATGACACCATTAGCAATGATGATGTCAGTTATCGGCTCAGAGCGTTACGCTAGCGTAACTGTTTAATAAGGGTGAGGTGGGAAACTGCCTCATTTTTATCAAGATTGTCATTGAAAGATGTATACCGCAAGCTATCTACAAATATTTATGATTCAGTACTTAGTTAATGTAGGTCTTCCCAGCAACCTCTAAATTTATTTTTAATGTTGGGAAACTTCAAACAGGGTTTAGAAGTAAAAGCCCCAACATCTTGAGACAATTAAAATAAAACCTTCCATATATGGAGGGTTTTTTTGTTTTATATTATTTACATATTTTTTATTTTTCGGTATATTTAAAATAAAATGAAAAAACTATTAATTAAAGAGGTAGACCGTTATTATAGTAGTAATAAAAAAGGTAAATATATTAGTGAATTTTTAATCTATGTTAAAATTGATGACCAAAATTTAAAATGTGAAACTGCTATTGGTGATAATGAAAAAAAAGAAATTGTTAACGAACTAATTTTAATACATTTTTACGATTACAACACAAAAGAAATCCTTAATTCAATAGAAGAAATAACATTATTTAATAAAAACTAAAATGGAAAACAACCACCCACTTATCCTAGTATTTTACTTGGACGCTGAAATGATGCAAAACCAACAAATTATTCAACCATTTGCCGAATCGGTAAATCTTATGATTGAACAAAAAAATTCTAACATGATGGCATTCTTTTTACCAACTACTGGTGAGGAACGAGTAGAATGTATCAACCCAGTAATGCTTTCAGAACCAGATATGGAGAAAGTACAACAAATGATTAAAGAGATTCAAGAACAGTTTTCAGTAGGTGTTGATATGGATATTGAAGATATTGAAATTGAAAATAATCCATGCGAATGCGGTGGAGATTGTAATTGTGGTAAATATGAATAATCAAGATAAAGCAATAATATATGACAATTGTCTTAGAGAAAGTGATTCACTTCAAAGACAAAATTCTAAATTAAAATCTGAATATGTTGGTAATATACCAAATAATATTCAACAACAAATAGATAGAAATGATAAGAGAATAGCTGAGTTGGTAACAAAATTAGAAAACTTATTTAAATAAAATTAAACCCAGAAATTTTCTGGGTTTTTTAATGTAACGTACTTTGTCTTCGTATTTTAGGGTAAGACCAACCTGTTTCATCATGTATCACATCATATAATCTACCTATATTAGACTTAGTTGCTGTCCCCATAAATAAAAGACTTTTTATTTTTTGTTTTTTAGCTATTTTAGCAAGTGTATGGTGTAACCTTTGAGCTTCTTCTAAATTCTTACATAAAACCATATCAAATTGGTCCTCATTATATATTAACAATTTGTTATAAACAACTATGATTTGTTTAACAGTTTTTTTAGAATGTGCGTTAAGCATAAGTCTTTTAACTATTTCACGTATTGTTGGTCTTTCACCGTTTTTATAACCAATACCATAAATCATAAATGTTTCTTCAAGCTCATAATCTTGAGATGTTAAAATAGTCCAATCACCCAAGGGTTCTTCAGTGTATAACTTACCATAACCATCTCTAAGGGTTCTAAATGTATCACCCTCTTCAGTTGGTTTTGTCACGGCAATCTCATATTTTACTGGTATAATTTTATTACTATTAACAAAACGTTTAGGAAACAAAACATTATTTTCTTCTTTTATTTTATGGTAACGTGTAAAAATAGTTTCTAGGGTTCTAGCTCTATGAATTGTTTTTTTATATTCGCCGTTACACAATAATACAACTCTATATGTCATCTATTTGCATTTTTAATATAATTTAAGTATATTTGCTAAAAAATAAATACAAACTATGAGCAAAAAAGATTATTATGAAGTTTTAGGTCTTAATAAGGCTGCTACTGCTGAAGAAATCAAAAAAACCTATAGAAAATTAGCAAAAGAACACCATCCAGATAAGGGCGGTGATGAAACACTATTTAAAGAAATTTCAGAAGCTTATGAAGTTTTATCTGATAAAGATAAAAAAGCCAAATACGATAGATTTGGTCATTCTCATGATAATATAGGTGGGTATGATGATATGCAAAATGGTTTCCATGATATGTTCAGTCAATTTTTTAGACAAAAACAAGCTAGAGAACGCGTGGGTGAAAATATGACCTTAACTGTAAAATTAACACTAGAAGAAATTTTTACAGGTGTTAAAAAGAAATATAACTACAATAGAAATGTTTCTTGTACTGACTGTTCTGGACATGGTGGTTCTGAACCACAAGAATGTTCTACATGTAATGGAAGTGGTCAGATTAGACAAGTCACTAGAACACCTTTTGGTTTTATGGAAAACATAAATGATTGTCATGTTTGTAGTGGTACTGGAACAACTTTTAAAAACGAATGTAAAACTTGTAGTGGTAGTGGTTTAGTAAAAAAACAAGAACTAGTTGAAGTAGACATACCAACTGGAATCCAAGATGGTATGGCATTTGTTATGGGTGGTAAAGGCCATGGTGTTAAAAGCGGAAGAGAAGGTGATTTAATTATACGAATATCCGAATTACCACACGAAAAATTCACTAGAGTTGGTTCGGAACTAAAATTAAAACTTAAATTAGAATACCATCAGTTGGTATTGGGTGATAAAGTTGAAATAAACACCATAGAAGGTGGTAAAATTAGAATACCAATATCAGAATACAGTCAAATTGGGCAAAACCTTAAAATACCGTTTAAAGGTCTCAGAGAGCTAAATACAGACAAACGTGGTGATTTAATTGTTACTTTGGATGTGAATATACCAAAAACTCTAGATGATAGCTTAAAAGCTATTATAATCAATTTAAAAGAAGAGTACGAAAAAAAACAAACGGAAAGTTTGTAAATTAGAATATTAATTAGTATTTTTGTAAAACAATAACATTATATAAAATTTTTTAAAAACAATGGCTAGATACGAAGAACCATTTGAAGACACAACAGACTTGTATACTAAACACATAGAAAGAGCAGGTCTATCTAATTTCATTAACATTACTGTGTTAACTAACAATAAAGCTAAAGACGTTTACAAGGTAAACAAAGCTAACGAATTGTTAAAATACAGAACTGGTGATGATATCATCATCGTTATCAACGAAAACGTCTTAGATAAACTTGATGACGCTGATAAAGAAATGGTGATTGAAGAATCTATTTCTTCAATCCACTATAACACTGAAAAAGACAGAATTGAGATTTCTAAACCAGACGTTGTTACGTTTAGTGGTATTTTATCTAAACACGGTTTCGATAAATGGAATCGAGTTAGAGAAACTATAAGTTTGTTATTCGAATCAGAAAAACAAACAGAGGCAGAAAACGCTGAGTAATGTTCAAAGAACAGATTGCTGAAATAAACCCAGAAGCGTTATTAGTTGATGGGTTTGACGAAGCTATTATAGGCATGGCCGAGAGAATAAATCTCGGCCCTGTTGTTGCCTATGACGTAGAAAAAATAATCGAAATACTTGCTAAAGACATGGAAGTTGATATTGACGACATTACGGATGGTCAATCAATTGAAGAAGTTCAAATTAGTATGGCTTACGAATATTTTTATTTTAATATCCAAGGAGCTTGGATGGGTGACTACACACCAATTTTTATTAGTAAACTACAAAATTAAATAAAATGAATTACGCACAAGAATTTAAAGATTACGCTATCAAACACATGGGTATTAGCTCATGTCAATTTCAAGCATGGGAAGATGTTCAAACTAGAATATATGGTCCATCAGCTTCACTAACACCTTACATCTTAGAAGAAAGAGAATTGCGTGTTACACAAATGGATATTTTTTCCAGACTTATGATGGATAGAATCATTTGGTTAGCTGGACCTGTTAACGATAGAATGAGTACTGTTGTTCAAGCACAGTTAATGTTCTTAGACAATTTAGAAGTTAAGGATGTTACGTTACATGTTGATACACCAGGTGGGTCAGTAAAATCAGGTCTTTCAATCGTTGATGTAATGAACTATGTTTCATCTGATATCATTACAGTAAACACTGGTATGGCTGCAAGTATGGGTAGTATCTTATTAGGTGCTGGTACCAAAGGTAAACGCTTCACATTACCAAATAGTAGAGTAATGTTACACCAAGTATCAACAGGTGCCCAAGGTAACATTCAAGATATCAGACGTTCAATCGCTGAGGGTGAAAAATATAACACAACATTATTTAACATGCTTGGAGAATTTACTGACAAAACACCAGAACAAGTTCTTAAAGATGCTGAAAGAGATTTTTGGATGAATGGTGAAGAAGCGTTGGCTTATGGTATTGTTGATGGTGTTATAACAAACAAAAAGAAAAAATAATTATAAATAAACTTGCATTTTATAAAAAATGTTAGTATATTTGTAAAAAGATTTAGGATATGCGGGTTTTTTAATGTGTGCCCGCATATTTATAAATCACAAGTTCTTAGAAAAATATGGGGTTGGTTGGTTTTGATTGGGTATAGTCGTAAACTGTAAGCATGTAGTGCTAGATTGGAAGCACTTTAATCTGTCTATTAAACATTGAATTGACAACGATTTTATCGTATCTGAAAATTTCCTTGATGAAGCTGTAATGGTTTCTAACGGAGAGTTAGCAGTAGCTTAAAACTGCAAATAGTGGTAATCCACTTGATAGTGATAATTCACTAAATAATGGTACACCATTCATCTTTATTATTGGATGCCATCGATAATATATTCTGGCGCTAGAAGAAAAATTGTAGCTAAACATGTAGAAAACATTTGAAGAATACTCAAGACGCGGGTTCGATTCCCGTCAGCTCCTCTCTTTAAAAAGATTCAGTTAATTTTACCGAAAACATACTGAAATAAAAACCCCTAGTAAATTGTCGCTTACTAGGGGTTTAACTTTTTAATGCAATACCTTATTTTTTAGGTGGTTTGCATCCACATCCTTTGTTTTTCATAGTACTAATTATTTAATGAAGTGTTATAACAATTATAAATATCTTATAAAAAATATTAATTATGTTTTTCGATAAAAAATATACTGTCACATTCCTAAATAGTAAATGGGAAATTGTAAAATCTAATGTCAAATTAATCTCAATTCCACAAAGAAACGAATATATTTACATTAATAATAAATATTACGATGTTATCAACGTGATTCATTCGATTGATAAAACACATAAAATACATATTGTTATAGAAGAAACTGAGGAAAAATATGATTTAAATAAAAAAAAATAAAAAAAGTTGTAAAAAAACTTGACATGAGTCGAAACTTTTAGTATCTTTGCATATATTTATTACAATACGTTCTTAAACAACATATCTAAAAAGATGATTTCTGCAAACAGATATCTACAACTATGAGAAGGAGTAACTAGTCTCCATCGGACATTACTGACAACATTGAAATACCATGAGTCGCTATTGTCACACGAAAGTGAAAAAAACTGGGAGTGTTGTGAGGACACTTTAAATCTACTACCGTGAGCACGTTAGTCACGTAAAACAAAGCGAACTATCATCTTGAGATAACTTATATGGTTAAAGAATCTTTTCAGCAAACTAAAACTCTATTTTTAATTTGATAAAAAAACACAGAAAAAAAGAGATTCTGACCAAAAGTGGTAGAAGTTAAGTCTTTATCTGAAAGATTGCCTTAAAAAGCATTTTCTAGGATAGCTGGTTCATAGCCAGCCTACCGCACTAACATTGCGGGGTAGAGCAGTAGGTAGCTCGCAAGGCTCATAACCTTGAGGTCGTCCGTTCGAGTCGGGCCCCCGCTACTGGAGACTTTTTTGTACTTTTCAGTTTTCTGAGATATTTATTATTAAAGAAATTGAAATGGCAAGAAAAGAAAAAAACATACACTACATTTATAAAACAACGTGTAATATAACAGGACGATGGTACATCGGAATGCATAGCACGTATAACTTAGAAGATGGTTATATAGGTAGTGGTAAAACATTAAGACGTTCTATTAGAAAATACGGTAAAGAAAATCACACAAAAGAGATTCTAGAATTTTTAGAAAATAGAGAAGAATTAGCTAAAAGAGAAAAAGAAATTGTTAATAAAGAATTAATTTCAGATTCCAAATGTATGAATTTGGCTCTTGGTGGTGAAGGTGGTGGTTTTATCAATGAAGAACATATGTTTAAATGTGTTAAAGCTGGTAGAAAAAAAACTGACGAAGTTTTAAAAGAAAAGTTCGGTGGTGATGAAAACTGGTTAAGTAGATTCAATTCTCATGTTAATAAAATAGCTTGGGAAAATGAAGAATACAGACAGAATAAATTAAAAAATCTAGATTGGACTGGTAAAAATCATGCTGAAGAATCTAAACGTTTAATCTCTGAAAAAAGAAAAGGTACTGGTATTGGTGAAACAAATAGTCAATACGGTACGTGTTGGATAACCAGAGACGGTGCTAACAAAAAGATAAAAAAAGAAAACCTTGAAACTTATCTGAACGAAGGTTGGGTTAAGGGTAGAAAATAAAATACATCGCGGAATGGTGGAAATGGTAACATGCTAGGCTCATAACCTAGAGGAGCAGTAACACTGTGTTGTAGGTTCGAATCCTACTTCCGCAACTAGAAGAATAGATTCAGCAATTTAATGTTTAGGATACAACAAAGACTATTCTGTAAAAATTAAAACCCATAGCAATATGGGTTTTTCTATTTAAACTAATAATTAAATTAAAACACAAAAACCAATGGAAAAGATTAAACTTGAAATTCGTGGTGCAGAGGGCGGGACCGATGCAAAGCTATTGGTGTGTGAAATGAAAGACATTTACACCAAAGCAGCAAACATTAATAACATCGGATGAATAACCGATGAAGAAAGAGATGGCTATGTTAGCATATGACTAACTGGTAAAAATGTCAAAAAAATCTTCGAAAACGAAATTGGTAACCACAGGTGGCAAAGAGTCCCACCAACCGAACGTAAGGGAAGAGTCCACACTAGTTCAATAACAGTAGCACTTATGCAAGAAAACGATTACAAAGAAGTAGAGATACATCCAAGTGAATATCGTTTAGAAACAACTAGAGGGACTGGGAATGGTGGTCAACATAAGAACACTACAGATTCATGTGTTGTGGTAACACATCACGCTACAGGAATCAAAGTTGTTCGAGATGGAAGAGACCAACATAAAAACAAAGAAGATGCCTTAAAAGAGCTTAAAAAGCGTGTGAACGAGTTCTATAGAACTGGTCACACTGAAGACATAGTTGAAGAACGCAGAGACCAAATCGGGAAGGGTGATAGAGGTGATAAACGAAGAACCTACAGAGTTAAAGATGGTGTTGTAATCGACCATATCACAGAAAAGACTGCAAATATAAAAGACATATACAGAGGTAAAATACAATTACTATCGTAATAAAAAAAAAAAGGGTGAAAATTTCACCCTTTTTTATTTGTACATAAGTAAAAAAATCGGTATCTTTGTAAAAAAATCTTTAAATATGAAAAACAATCCTTTAATTATTGTTATTTTTTGGATATTATGGGTGGTTGGGTTAGATTACATTTCCGAGTATGTGATTAGCAGACCAACAGACGGTTCTGTTCAATTCTTATCCTTAATCTTTGTATTAGCAATGACTGTATTGTTAGTTAAAAAGACTTATTTGTATATTATTAACAATTTAAATAAATAAAAACCATGATTTCAACAATTATTATTGTTTTATCGCTAATAATGGCGATAGTAATCGCTCTTTCCACAAGAGAATCGAGCACAAAACAAACCAACTGGGGAACAGAATTTAATAGTGTTTGGTTAATTAAACCAATACTAATATTAGTTTTGGGTCTTACGTTAGGTTTTACTCAACCTTACAAATTAGATAGGGTCGATGCTGGTAACGTAGGTATCAAAGTCAACTTATCTGGTGATGCACGCGGTGTATCAAAGTATGAATACAAAACTGGTTGGGTAGTATTCAATACATGGACTGAACAACTTTATCAGTTTCCAGTTTTCCAACAAACTATTGGATATGAAAAACAACAAGTTATAACCAAAGGTGGTTTCCCAGCGACAATTCACCCAAGTTTTAACTATTCATTAAAAGCTGGTGCTGTTGGTGATATGTTCCAGAATTTACGTTTGGATATTAAATCAGTAGAACAAGGTTGGTTACAAACAGCCATAGTTGGTGCTATTAATGACGTTGCTAATAAATGGGAGGTTGATAAAATCTTTAACGAGCGTGAACAATTTGAAGCTGCGATTAAAACTGAATGTAACAAGCGTTTATCTAAATGGTTTACCGTGTCACAATTAAGAACAAACATTGTTCCACCACAATCCTTACAAGAAACAATTATAGCTAAAACTAGAGCGATTCAACAAGCACAAGCTGAGGACCAAAAAGCTCTTACAGCTGAAGCTGAAGCTAGAAAGAAAGTGGCTATTGCTAATGGTGATGCACAACAAACAATTATCGCGGCTAAAG